TTGGGTCACCTGGAGCATAGGTTCCTCCCTGACTAAACTTTTGCTCAGAGTTTAGTTACCTCGGGGGCTGCGATTGCAGCCCCCGTTTTTTTACGCTACAATACTTTTGTCCCTGACAGCGAAAGCTGACACTAGCCACGACAGGAGAACCAAATGGCTAATACTACTTTTTCGGGTCCAATCCGTTCAGAGGGTGGATTCAACGTAATAAACAAAGACGGCACTAGCGGTGCAGTTACGGAAACAGGTTTTTCTGTAAACTCCACCGGTCAACTTGTTTCTATGGGAACAAGGAAAATTCAATCATTTGCTGGCTCTCTTGCCGCAACTGATGCAGCCAGCACCGCATATGCTGACGGTGACGTTCTTGTAGAACTAGGCACATTGAACACAGACGCACCTGACGGTCTTGTGACTCCCACAAAGTTTTTTATCCACAGAGCTTTGATAGGAATCACAACGGCAGCAGGACAAACTCTTGTTGGAAGCTTACAACTCAGCGCTACCAGTGGCACAGCCACAAACACAGCGGTATCTTCTGGCACAGAGATTGTGGGTGCGGGTGTCACGTCATTCAACGAACAGTTGAGCGCGACTCAGTCAATCACTGAGATTGATGTCAACTTCAATGACAGTGCTGGCAACTACCACATCTTTGTTCCTAATGTGACGGCAGCTATCGCAAGCACTCATTTGTATGCTGCTGCGACAACCACTGTAAACGCTGATGTGACTGCGGGTAGGTTTACTGTTGAGCTAGAATACTCCGTATTCTAAGGGAGGTTTAAATGGCTAGCTCTATTATCGCTAAAACGGCGACCTCTACAGGAACACTGCTTGGTGGCAGAACTCGACTCAAGTCGTTTGTGATACGAACGGCTGGAAGTGGTAGCCCTGCTGCTGTGTTTAGAAGTGGTGGTGCGTCTGGAACGACCTTGCTCACCATGACATTTCTAGCCTCAGACGACACGCAGGTAACAATTCCTGAACACGGGATGATCTTCGAAGACGGCTGTCATGTAACACTGACAAACATCGACTCGATAACCGCCTTCTTTGGGTAGTGTCATGGCACGTAAACCCAGCAAGATGCCGCCGAGAAACAAGAAAAATTTCCGTCCCACAAAAGCTGGGGCGGGAATGACAAAGGCTGGTGTGGCTGCATACAGAAAAGCCAATCCTGGAAGTAAGTTAAAGACCGCTGTAACAGGCAAGGTCAAAAAAGGCAGCAAAGATGCAAAGCGGCGTAAGTCCTTTTGCGCTAGAAGTGCTGGTCAAATGAAGAAGTTCCCAAAAGCTGCAAAGAATCCTAATAGCAGACTTCGACAGGCGAGGCGGAGGTGGAAATGCTAGATGAAAAGACCTTGGCTAAAGCCCTTATTATTGGTGTTGGCGGCGTGGGTCTTTCTCTTGTGGTTTGGATCCTTACAACATTGATAGAGGTAGATAAGCGCACGTCAGTGATTGCAGCAAAAGTTGAGGCCAACAACACCATGCTGACACCGCTATGGGAAGACTTTATCAGGAGAAGTGGCAATGGCAATCTCGCGCGGTTCCATGCGGCAGCAGATTTCGAAACCTCCGCAGAAGAAAAAGTGGAGTAAGAAGCGTAAGGCAGGAGTAAATTGCAAGCGTCCTCGTGGCTTCAGCGAGAGAGCGCATTGCGCTAGCAAAAGGAAACGAAGGAATGCCTAAAGATGCATGCTATCACAAAGTTAAAGCGAGATATCGAGTCTTCCCGTCGGCGTATGCAAGCGGTGCCATCGCAAAATGCAGGAAAGTTGGCGCTGCCAACTACGGCACAGGTGGAAAAAAGAAAAAGAAAAGCAAACGAGTTGACGGTGGAATCGAACTCACAGAAGGCACAAAACAAAGATCAAAAAGACCTTTTCGAGGAAAGGCAGTAGAGGGAACTGCGGTGGCTCGTGGTTGTGGCGTGGTGATGAATGGCCGGCGCAAACGAACCAAGGGTGCAGTCACACAGTCTTGATCCATGTGTTTCTGTTGTTCGTATTTGTTGGGGTTGGTGAAGAACGCAAGTTGGTTAGCAATGACATGTATTTTCGTTCTGTCGATGAGTGCGTGTACTTTGCACAAAGACTGCATAAACAAGGACAGAAGATCACATCTTACTGTTTGCCAAAAATGGTAGATAAAGACACGAAGGTATACTGATGGATCCAGTATCTGCAATGGCGACTGCTTCAGCAGCCTTTGGCGCGCTAAAGAAGGGCTTTGCCATAGGCCGAGACATAGAGTCTATGGCCTCAGATCTTTCGCGCTGGATGGGCGCACTGTCTGATCTTGATCAGATGGAAAAGGAAGCAAAGAATCCCCCTATTTTTAAAAAACTGTTTGGTGGTCAAAGCGTCGAGCAAGAGGCCATAACGACTTTTGCCAATAAGCAGAAGGCGCAGCAGCAGCGTTATGAACTACAGCAGTGGATCTCTTTGACAATGGGCAAGTCAAAATGGGATCAACTCGTTGCAATGGAAGGACAAATAAGAAAGAGACGCAAGGAGACTTTGTATCGTCAACGTGAGCGTCGTCGTAAGTTTGTAGAAATCGTAGCTTGGATGTTGGTGGCGGGAGCGGGAATTGCTGCGCTAACTGCTTTTGTTATGTTACTGAAATCGCATACGGCACTCGCTGATGAAATGACAACTTGTCGGAAAGTTAAGTGCCAGAAGCTAGAGGATCGTCAGATAGTCTGCATTTTCAGAGGCGCGAACAACACCATTGAGTCTCAATTCTTTGAGTATTTAGAATTTGTGCCCAGTGAATATCAATGCAAATATGATCCTAGTGCAAAAAAGGATGTGACAATTCAGGAAACTCTCAAAAGTATACGAGAGTCGAGAGATTAAATGGCAGTCAGAAAAACAAAATCTGGGTTGGCATTGAAGCGTTGGTTCAAAGAAGATTGGACAGATCAACGTACAGGCAAACCTTGTGGCCGGCGCAAAGGTGAGAAGCGTGGCACACCGTATTGCCGTCCGACAAAGCGCGTTTCATCGAAGACACCAAAGACAGCATCGGAGATGTCTGCCAAAGAAAAGCGCAGCAGGATTAGTCAAAAGAAACGACTGGGTCAGCCAGCGGGTAAGCCGCGTCGTGTAAAAGCAGTGAGAAGGAAAAAGAAGTAATGGCTCTAAAAGACATACCCCCAGACAACAAGGGTCTACCTATGTTGCCAACCTCCGTCAGAAACAACATGGGGTTTAAAAAGAATGGCGGAACAGTTAGAAAGAAAAACGGCGGTGTTATGATGTGTTCACCTCGTAAAGCAATGGCCGGTGCTGGGCAAATGCCCACCAGAAAAGCGTAAGGAGAAGTAGTATGGCGATGAATAAAAAGAAAAAAGGCATGAAGCGTGGCGGTGTCACGAAAAGAAAAACAGGTGGTTCTGTTAAGAAGAACATGGGCGGAACCATGAAGAAAAAAGGCATGAAGCGTGGTGGTGTTGCCAAGAGGAAGATGGGTGGGGCCATGAAGAAAAAAGGCTACGCTCGTGGCGGTGCAAGCAGACGGAAATAAGGATACGTAACACGTGGCATTTCTTCAAAGTAACATCCCGCACTTCAAGTGTTGGGTGCGAAGGGAGTATACCTGCAATCATGACGACCACCACGGGGACTTCCTTCACGCGATGGCAATAGCCGTCACAGCGATGCCAAATCGCTGCTTGAGTTTTCAAACTATCTTCACCGGTTGTGAGGTGGACGACACCGGAGAAGACAACGTCCACGGGGGCGCAATGTGGGCAAGGATGCCCATAACAGCATTAGTAGGAGACACACCGTTAGATGAGTGGCCGGAACCCATGCCTGTTCATTACGCACAGCCTTGGGATTGCATGTCACACACACATGCGGTGTATGTATTGGACAGGGCACAGCCTTGTCCCTGGTTGGCAAAAGTAGACGGTGAGATGTATCCGGCGAAGTATTATTTTACGGTGGACTACACTGAGAGTGAGGTGGCGGATGACCCGGCGCAGCACAAACAGAGTCATGTCCTCGAGTTGCTGGATGCGGGCAAATGGACTGGAAACATAATAGCGTTGCCGAATAACAGAGTGAGAGTGACACATCCGGCATGGTTTGAGACAGGACAAGGTGCGCCTGATTTCAGGCCATCTCAACATATTCATTACTCCAAGTCTGATTTGGACTATACTCTGGATGTGAATCAGATCTTTGACAATCTGTACGCGGAGGACGAAAAATGACTACATCAGGTTCAAGGGACTTTGATCTCGACGTAGCTGAGATCATTGAAGAGGCATACGAACGGTGCGGCCTTGAGGTTCGCACCGGTTACGATGCGCGCACGGCTCGACGTTCCTTGAACCTGATGTTCGCAGACTGGGCAAATAGGGGTCTGAATCTGTGGACAGTCAAACAAGCGACACAGTCTTTAACCTCTGGCACAGCCACCTATACCTTCGATGCAACGCACACAGACCTGCTTGAGGTGGTTCTTCGTAGAAGTGGCACGGACTTTCAGCTAGCTCGTATGTCCAGAAGCGAATACCTGCATCTACCAAACAAAGATCAGACAGGAAGACCAAGTCAGTTTTTCTATAACAGGCAGATCTCACCCGAGGTGGTTCTGTGGCCTACACCGGACAGTTCTAGTGACAGTCTTGTGTATTACTATGTGCGGCGTATTGAAGACGCGG